GAAGCTCATGCGCCTTGCTGATTTGGAAAGCCTTTGCAGTTATACCCGCCTGCGCGAACTGGCCGAGGCCGACGAGAACGGACGCCTGGTCGTCATACCGCGCTGGAAGGACGAGGAGGAGCGCCTGGAGCGCCGGCGCCTCATGCGGATCATGGCGGACGGTGCAATCGACCGGTTGATGGAAAATCCGCTCAAAGAAAAGAACGGTCCGGACATCGCAGAGCTGCGCGTGGTAAACACCGACCGCCTCCTGGAGCTTGCCAAGGCGGACGAGGACGGCAGGCTCTTCCTCCTGCCGCTGGAGCCTGGGCGGTCGATGCTCTGCCAGGAGTATTTTGAGCGGCCGTGGGTGATGAAAAACGTGACGCTCTGCGTCCAGTACCAGAGCAGCGCCGGCATCATCTTTTACATGGGATACGACGTGTTCCGCGGGCTTGTGGAGCGCGGAAGGATCACTCCCCTCTCGCCGGAGGGAGAAGAAACATTGGAGGCGAGAACATGAGTAAAGCTGTTATGCTGAGCATCCGTCCAGAGTGGTGTGAGAAAATCGCCAGCGGTGAGAAAACAATCGAGGTTCGAAAGACACGCCCAAAAAAGCTGAAAAATCCGTTCAAGTGCTATATCTATTGCACGCAAGGCAGAGACGCACGCAGGCTGCGCGGGTCGTGGGGCAAGGTCATCGGCGAGTTTACCTGCGATGGGTTTTGGATAGGCTCACCGCGGAATACCAACCCGATTTTTTGCATGGCTGCCTGTATGGATGGATTTGACACGGAAAAGTATGCTAAAGACAAGATACTTTACGGCTGGCACATTGCCGACCTGAAGATCTACGACACGCCGCGCGAGCTGGGCGAGCTTCGGCGCGCATGCACGAACAGCTGGTACTGCGAGAGCTGTGCTATGCGCCGAGAAAACGACGGCGCCTGCGGAAACGAGAGCTTGCAGATCGACCGCGCGCCGCAGAGCTGGTGCTATGTGGAGGCGATGGAAGATGTTTGACATCAACGAGGTGCCGTATGCGGAATGGCTCGAAAAGTCCTTGCAGGCCATCGTGCCTTTGAAGCCGGTGAGTCTCTGCTTCGCGGCGACCATGCCGGACGGCGAGGTCTACACCGGATATTACAACGCGGATGCAACGGACAAGGCCGTGATCGCGCACAACATCCAGGCGGACATCACAATGGACATTATCCGGACCAATGCCGCGATCATCAAAGACATGATCGAGCATTGCGAAGAGGATGAATGACGAAATGAAAGGAGAAGCAACATGAGCAGCGCAAGAAACCACCAGAAGAGGAGCCACCGAAGCTACCGCGTGACGAAGAGCATCTGCGGGAGCGTGGCGAGAAAGGCGTGGGTCACGCCGCAGCACAGCCCAAAGCAGAGCGGACTGCTGGCGCTGGTCCGCCGCCTGATCCACGGCCGCGCGCAGCGCACGGCGGATCGCAAGCGCGCCGAAAAGCGCACAGAACGTCAGCACCGCGAGGGCTGAGAGAAAGGAGAATTTACCATGATGAATGAAACCTGCAACGCCTACGCTCCGCAGGAAGCGGTGGCCGAATGAGCATCAACATCAAAAAGTACACCAAAGACCAGATGGCGAAGATGGTGGAGGAAACTGAGGAAAAATTCAAATCGAAGAGAGATGAATATCACGAGTTGGCTGAACAGCTTAAATCCCGAAAAAAAGAAATCGTTGAACTGAAAAGCGATTTGGTGAAGAAGAACCAGACCATCAGTAGCCTGAAGGCCGAGAACGCCGCCCTGACCAAGCAGATCGACCGGATGAACGACGAGGCCATCAACAAGGCAAATGAGATTGCGAACCTGAAAGCGGACGCGGATGTGCTGCGGAATAAGCTTGCTGATACCGAGGAAGCGCTCGGGCGGGCGAATGCGGAGTTGGGAGCCGCAGATGGAGCACTTGTGGAAATGAATGATAAAATCGTGCGGTGTGAAGCTTATTCTAAGACGCTGCGTGGAGACGTAAACAATCTACAGTTGGAGGTAATCGATGCGGGTATTCGCGCCAACTACGCAGAATCCCACCCGTGGAGGAACCTGTGGGCGTGGGTGAAGAGAAAGCTGGGTGGTGAGTAAGTGGATCATTATTACCCGCTGTGAGTTAAAACAAAAAGGGGGCAAAGATGGACGCTAAGCACCTGAACCGTGACGCAGTTGTATATAAGCAAATTGCGATTCGCGTGGGAGAGCAAAACGATAGGAGCCTTATTTTGGCAGCGAAAACATATCGAAAACAAGGTACTGTGAAATATGTAAATCTTGATAGCGAATACATAGTTGCAGAAATTGAAGGAGCAAAAGAAGTTTTTCGAGCAGAGCGGAGGCGCATATGAGCACATTTCCTGACCGCCTGCGGAGGTTACGCGAACGCCAGCAATTAAAGCGCTGCGTGCTGTCCGAGCTGTGCGGGCTGAACCGCAACACGATCAAACGCTACGAGATGGGGACGCAGAAACCATCAATGGACGCACTGATGAGCATTGCCGATTATTTCGGCGTGTCGATTGATTATCTGCTCGGGCGGTCGGACTACCCAAAAAGTTTATAAAAATATTTTGCAAAACTCACTTATAAGTGAGTCAGGGTATTGCAATTATGGGAGAATTGAACCGCAGAGGTGTAAAAGCCTTTGCGGTTCTCTCATTTATGGCGTTTACCTCCTGCGCCATAGCGGGGCGCGGTGTTTTTCATCTTTTCACACCGCCCCCGCAACATGCCGCACGCACGATGCAGCCCACGATCAGGGCCGAGAGGTCGCACCTCTCATGCGGCACAGGACCCCGCGCACCTCTCAACGATGTGGCCCAGCGGGGACATACACAAGCGTAGCCAAATGGTAAGGCATGGGGTGAGCGATTAAATCAGGCCAAATCGGCGACAACACCGGGCGAGCTTGAGCCAGTAAGTGTATGCCCTTCGGGGCGGGTAAAGTCTGCTATGTAAAGCCAAGGGGCGGGGGCTGGTAGCAAATAAAAGTGCGAGGTGGTGACAATGGCTGCGCGTCTGACAGACCGACAGAAAAAGAAAATACTGGCGGACTATGTGCAGACGAATAACTATTGCGCCACAGCGAAAATCAACGGTGTGTCCGCAACGACGGTCAAGAACCTTGTGCGGGCGAATGCCGACATTGTGGAAAAGTGCGAACAAAAAAAGGAAGAGAACACCGCCGATGTGATGGAGTACATGAACGACCACAAAGACCTTGTGTGTTCGTTCATCGGTAAGGGGCTTGAAATGCTCAACGACCCGGAAAAGCTGGCGGCGGCGAATCTCAGCCAGATCACAACGGCGATGGGGACGCTGATCGACAAGTGGGCGATGATCGGCGGCAACCCTGCCGACACGGTGAAGGAAGATGCGCTCAGCCAGAGCCTAAAAGAAATGGCAAAGGAGATTGAAAGCGATGATTAGTGCAAAACAGCAGAAAATCCTCGCTTTTCCCTATTCCAAGTATGACGCGCTGATCTGTGACGGCGCTGTGCGTTCCGGCAAGACCTCCATTATGATGTGGGCGTTTGTCCACTGGGCGATGGAGAATTTCAGCGGTCAGCGTTTCGGCGTGTGTGGACGCACGGTGGATAGCTGCACCAAGAACATCATCGTGCCGTTTACGGCGATGAGTTTGGCAAAGGAGCGCTATATCATCCGCTGGCGGCGCGGCGACAAGGTTATGGAAGTGCGGCGCGGTGCCGTGACGAATTACTTCGAGGTGTTCGGCGGCAAGGATGAGGCCAGCTATACGCTGATTCAGGGCCGCACGCTGGCGGGTGTGCTGCTGGACGAAGTGGTGCTGATGCCACGCTCGTTCGTGGAACAGGCGCTTGCGCGATGTTCTGTGGACGGCGCGAAGCTGTGGTTTTCATGTAACCCCGGCAGCCCGCATCACTGGTTCTATCAGGAGTGGATTAAGCGACACCGCGAACGGAACACGCTATATCTGCACTTCGAGATGACTGACAACCCAGGTCTGAGCGAGAAAACGCTTGCGCGCTATGAAAACATGTATGCCGGCATTTTCTATGACCGGTATGTGCGCGGATTATGGGTAGCTGCCGAGGGCATTGTTTACAAAGACTTTGCTAACGACACAGAAAAGTATTTGATCGACGATCCGTTGAAATGGGCGGAAGAAAACGATACAAAGTTCTCCGTTATTTCCATTGGCGTTGACTTCGGCGGCACGAAATCCGCGACAAAGTTTCAGGCGACCGGGATTACAAAAGATTATCGAGTGGCCGCGCTGGAAGAGGAATACATCAAGAACGAAGAGATTGACCCTGACGAACTGAATAGGCGCTTTGCTATGTTCTGCCAAATGGTTACGGCAAAGTACGGATACAGCCAGACGCGGGCAGACAGTGCGGAAACGGTGCTAATTCGTGGATTAGATCATACCGCGCAGAAGATGCACCTCGGCACGCAGGTCAAGAACGCAATGAAACTGCAAATTACAGATAGAATCAGGCTCGTGGTGCTGCTGATGAAGCAGGGGCGTTTTAAGGTTTCGCGCAGCTGTCCGCACTTGATTGATGCACTGCAAACTGCAATTTATGATCCTGACAAGTTCGAGGACGAGCGCCTTGACGATGGAACATCTGATATTGACAGCCTTGACGCATTTGAGTACAGCATTGAGCCGTACTACAAGGAATTGGAGCGCGCAGGGCACATGAGGACGGTGAAACAGTGAACATTCGCAGAGCACTTAAAGAATTGGGCTTTGACACGATCAATAGCAAATTCTACGACCTGATCGATGTATGGAAATCATGGTATGACGGCGATGTAAAAGACTTCCACAGTTATACGGTGTGGAATGGCATCGAAGAACTGGAATGCCACAGATATTCCGTCAACATGGGCAAGAAAGTCTGCGAGGACTGGGCGAACCTGCTGATGAACGAGCGCGTGAATATCACGCTTGAGGGCAAGAAGGAGCAGGAATTTGTAGATGCGATTCTTGCCGATAATAACTGGGAAGTCAAATCCAATGAATTGCAGGAGCGGAAATCCGCTGTTGGTACAGTTGCTTATGTTCCAATCATGGAGGATATGAGCGTTGACCCTGATACAGCAGAGATCGCTAACCCCGGAAGAATTCATATCAACTATGTAACCGCTGCAAACATCTACCCGTTGACGTGGGACAATGGCATTATTCGTGAGTGCGCTTTTGCATGGACAAAACGAGTTGATGATACGGAATACATCTACATTCAGGTGCATCGGCTGAACGGTGGCGAATACGACATTGAAAACCACCTGTACGATGCGGAGGAAGTCCCATTAACCAGCGTGAGAGGATTTGAAGCAATTCCCCCTGTTGTCCACACAGGAAGCGCCAAGCCGCAGTTTGTCATTGACCGTCTGAACATTGCGAACTCTGATGAAGATAACCCTATGGGCGTTGCAGTGTTCGCTTCCGCCATCGACCAGCTCAAAAGCGTTGATATTACATACGATAGTTATGTGAATGAGTTTGTGCTGGGGAAAAAGCGCATCGTGGTACAGCCGGAAGCAACCAAGGACATCAACGGTAGGCCGGTCTTTGATAAGCGCGAAACGGTTTACTACGTTCTCCCGGAAGATCGCGCATCTGATGGAAACATTTTGCAACAGGTCGATATGACGCTGCGCACAGCAGAGTTTAACACCGGTATGCAAGATATGCTCAACATATTGTCGAGCAAATGCGGCTTTGGCGAGAATCATTACAAATTCGATCAGACAAGCATTGCCACGGCCACACAGGTCATTAGCGAGAATAGCACCATGTTCCGCACGATTAGGAAGCATGAAATTATCCTCGAGCAAGCGATTACGGTGCTGTGTCGCATTTTGCTTCGCATGGGCAATCGCTATATGGACGCAGGACTTGATGAGGAAGTTGAAATCTCCATTGACTTTGATGACAGCATCATTGAGGACAAAGACGCCGAGTTTAACAAAGAGGAACGGATGCTTTCTGACGGTATTATGAATGATTGGGAAGCTCGTATGCGCTGGTTTAACGAGGACGAGGCGACCGCAAAGGCGGCTTTGCCGAAGATGCAGGACATGACAACCGAAGGACAAGAGGAGGTAGAGTAATGGGCGGTAGAGGTGGAGCAGGTGGCGGCACTTCCGCTACGAAGAATAATATTCGCACGGTGCAAGGAGTTTCTGTCGGCTCTCGGCTTTTTGCAAAAGAAAGCGATGTCGCTAAACTTTCGCAAAATACTATCTGGGTTGAAAACACAAGCACGCCGCACGCTGTTCTGAAAAACAGTCAAGGAACAGTTCAAGTGCAAGGTGATAAAAAGGACAAATACGGCATCCTCGAAAATGTGAATACCGCCGTTGTGCATCTCAGCGGCGTTGACCGAAGCACACCTACAAGGGAAGTCACCAAATTAAATAAGCAACTTAACGAAATACGCTCACGGGGTTTTGATGTCCAAAGAATTAGTGTGGGCGAATATGAAAGCGTTGCTTACATAAAACGAAAGCTATTCACAAGGGCTTTTTAAAAATTTTCCATGATAAACTTTGAAAATTTGGACAAGTTCATGTTCCCTGGCGTCGGAAAGTACGGTATACCGCAAATCGAGCCGGTCAAGGCGTATCCGCACGGCGAGTTTATCCCCGTGAATTACCATTACACAGCAAAAGACACGAAAAGCAAGATTTTGCATTTCTTTGTGGACGATTATCAATTCATTCGATATTGGAATACGCCTGACAAGTACATTCCGAAACTGTCGCAGTTTTCGGCGGTGTGTGCGCCGGACTTTTCTACTTACACGGATATGCCGCTGGCGATGCAGATATACAACCATTACCGCAAGCACTGGCTGGCGGCATACTGGCAGCTCCACGGCATGACGGTTTATCCAACGATTTCATGGAGCAACGAGAATAGTTATGATTGGTGCTTTGACGGCGAGCCTGTCGGCGGAATAGTTGCGGTTAGTTCGGTAGGCACACAGCAAAACAAGGAAAGCAAGCAGCTGTTTCTGCGCGGCTACGAGGAAATGATGAAGCGGCTCTCTCCTGAATGGGTGATATTCTACGGAAAAGTGCCGGAGGAATGCGATTGGAATGTAATTCGCGTAAAACCGCACTATGATGAAATCGTGAAACGGAGGAAAGCAAATGAAATATCCGTTTCGGCCAGAAATCCTTGACGCGCTGCCGGAAGAACTAACAGAACTGTTCCGGGCGCTTGAAATAACGCTGCTGGAAGAAATCTGCTCCCGACTTAAAGCTGCAGATGAGCTGAACGAGGTAACGGTGCAGGATATTCGGGCGCTACGGGCGCATGGTATCGATCTGAAAGAGATTGAGAAGGCAATCCGCAAAACTTCCGGTATCAGCGAAACGAAGTTGAATGAGCTGCTTGACGATGTGGTGGAGCGCAACCAGAAGTATTACACCGAGCTTATCGCCCTTGCGCACATCACACAGCCGGAAACGCTGGTAAGCGTAGAGGATACTTGGGCAATATACGAGCAGACGAAGCAAACAATGCGCAACATAACGCGCTCAATGGGCTTTTTAGTGGACGCTGGGCGCACAATGCTGCCCCCTGCCAAATCGTACCAATGGGCGCTTGATAATGCGGTGATGCAGGTGCAGAGCGGCGCGATCAACTATAATCAAGCCATTAAGACGGCAGTAAAGCAGCTTGCAGACAGCGGCTTGAAGGTCGTTGACTATGAGAGCGGGCATCGAGATCAGATCGATGTGGCGGCGCGCAGGGCCGTGATGACTGGCGTAAATCAAATTTGCGCTAAATATACGGAGCAGTCGGCGCAGTATCTCGAAACTCCGTATTTTGAGGTTTCCGCCCATGCTGGCGCGAGAGATAAGCCTGGGCCGTCACCGTGGTCAAGCCATAAGGACTGGCAAGGCAAGGTATACAGTATTCGCGCAGGGGACATCTACCCGAGCATTTACGATGTGTGCGGTCTTGGGGCTGTTGATGGACTTGAGGGGGCTAACTGTCGGCATCGCCGCAACGTTTGGGTTGAGGGCGTAAGCGAACGCACATACACAGACGAACAGCTTGCCCATATTGATGATGATCTCGGATGCGATTTTGACGGAAAGAAATACACTGCATACGAAGCAACGCAGATGCAGCGGCGCGTTGAGCGCGAGGCACGCAAACTAAAGCGCGAAAAAGCTGCTTACAAGGCCGCAGGATTGCATGAAGATGAGACTGCGGTAAACATAAGGCTGCGGCGGTTAAACGCGAAATACAAAGCGTTCAGCGTGGCGGCAGGACTGCCGGAGCAGCGGGAAAGAATGAAGGTGCTGTATTGAACTGGGAAGAAGTCAAAAAGGCAATCGATGCAATTTTGAAGCGCGGAAACGATGCTGAAATACGCCGAAAAGGCGACGGGTACATCGTTTTAGAGGTCAAGAAAACAATCAAATATTCAACTCCCGCGTAATAGGGCGCGGGAAAGGGCAATAGGAGCCAGCTACCGAGTTTTTCTCGGTGGGTGGCTCTTTTGTTTTAGGTAAAACCCGCAAGGTACAGCGGTTTTTATACAACGTTCGCCCCCGAAGAATTGGGGCCAAGGAAAAGGAGAACGAATAACATGGCGAAATTTACGAGAGCGGAAATCAGGAATATTCTCGGCGAGGCTTGCACCGAAGAGATCGAAAATCGCTTGGTTGCGCTGCATCTGGGCGTGGTTGACCCCCTCAAGGACGATCTCACGAAGTACAAGGCGGACGCGGAGAAGCTGCCCGGTGTCCAGAAGGAATTGGACGACCTCAAGGCGGCGGGTGACGGCGGTTACAAGGAGAAGTACGAGAAAGAACACTCGGCCTTTGAAGCCTTTAAGACCGACATCACGGCAAAGGAAAGCAAGGCGGCAAAGGAAAAAGCCGTGCGTGCTTACTTTAAGAGCAAAAACATCACCGGCGCGAATCTCGACCTTGCTATGCGCGGCTGCGGCGAAGAAATGGCCGCATTGGAGCTGGACGGAGAAAAGATCAAGGACACCAAGTCTCTTGATGCGCTCGTAGACGGCACTTACAAGGGGCTTGTCTCCAAGCAGACCGTTCGCTTCGACACTGGCGCGCGCTTTAACGGCGGCGGGAAACCGATGACAAAGGACGAGATTATGCAAATCAATGACAGAGCGGAGCGGCGCGCTGCAATCGCCGCAAATATGGATTTGTTTAGAAAGGAAGAATAAAAATGGCTGCTGATCCTAATCTCATTAAGAAAGCTGACCTCGCGCGTGTGCGCGAAATTGAATTTACCGAAATGTTCGGCTATTCCATCAAAAAGCTGATGGAGGCCTTGGGTGTGACCCGCAAGATCGCAAAGCAGGCTGGAACTGTGCTCAAGAGCTACAAGGCCACTGGCACGCTGGAGAGCGGCGCTGTTGCTGAGGGTGAGACCATCCCCCTTAGCAAGTACAAGACCGAAGCCGTGAACTACAAGGAGATTACGCTTAAGAAGTGGCGCAAAGCCACCTCTGCCGAAGCAATCACCGATCGCGGCTACGATCAGGCGGTAGAGATGACTACCGACGAAATGCTCAAGGACGTCCAGAAGGGTATCCGAAAAGACTTTTTCGACTTCCTCGCAACCGGCACGGGCACGGCATCTGGTGCGACCTTCCAGGCAACCTTGGCACAGGCATGGGGCCAGCTGCAGGTGCTGTTTGAAGATGACGAGATCGGTGCGGTGTATTTTCTGAACCCGCTGGACGTTGCTGACTACCTCGCAAGCGCAAACATTACCTTGCAGACCGCGTTCGGCATGACTTACGTTGAGAACTTCCTCGGCCTTGGCACCGTGATTCTCAATTCCAGCGTTCCCAAGGGCAAGATTTACGCCACCGCCAAGGACAACATTGCCCTGTACTACATTCCTGTGAACGGCGCTGATCTTGGCGAGGTGTTCGATTTCACCACCGACGCCACCGGCTATATCGGTATCCATGAGGAGCCCGATTACACCAACATGACCGCATCTGACACCGTTATCAACGGCATGGCTCTTTTCGCTGAGCGTATCGACGGCGTGGTGGTCGGCTCTATCACTCCGGCGGTGGGGGGCTAACTGAACTGCTGAATGAGCCTGACCCTGACACCCCGGCTTTCTCCGACATGACAAAAGCTGAAATGCTTGCGTATGCCGATGAAAACGGGGTGGAAGGGGTCAGCAGTTCGATGAAAAAGGCTGAAATTCTCGCAGTTTTGGAAGGAGGGCACTGATGACTTACGCAGACTTTGAATACTACTCCGGCACCTATATGGGCGCTGTGAGTGAAAATGACTTCCCGCGTCTTGTTGTCCGCGCCGGCTCCTTCCTCGATTATTACACGCGCAACAAAGCTAAAGACCACGCCGATCTTGATGCGGTTAAGATGTGCTGCTGTGCGCTGGTTGACAAGTATGCGGTCATCGAGGCGGCGCAGGCGCTTGCCGCGAAAACTCTTGCAAACGCCGCGGCAAATGACGCGGAAGTCAAAAGCGAGACGGTAGGCAGATATTCCCGCACCCTTGCAACGGGCGGGGAATCCGCCCTGTCTGCACTCAGTGCGACGGACGGTGCGAAGAAACTGCTGGCAGAAACGTGCATGGAATACCTTGCCCATACCGGGCTACTGTATCGCGGAGGTGGTTGTAGATGTACGCTCCCCACACTGTAACGATTTACAACATTGTGCAGGAGATCGACCCGACAACGCTTGATGAGGTCGAGAAAGTTTATACCACAATCCTGCGTGGTGTGATGCTGCAAGCGTCGAAGGGCGTGAACGTGCGCGAAAGTGGCCTTGAAAGTGCGGACGCTGTGAATCTGTATATCCCGTTTACGGTGGAAGCCGTGGATGGTAAGACGGGCGCGGCGAAGACCTATGCAAAGCCGCAAGAGTTTGTTAAAGCTACAGATCGCAGCGGGCTATGGACGCTTTCTTATGACGGGAACGGCGGCGAAACGTTGTTTATCAAGGGTGAGTTTATCTCCGACAATATGACCGTCGTGCAGTATCACGATGACTGCTACAAAGTGACGAAGGTCGACGCGATGGACTACGGAAGCGCCGACATGAGACACTGGGAAGTCGGAGGTGCGTAATGGGAATCAAATTTTCCGTTCATACCGATGGAATGGACGCTGTAAGGACTGCCGTTGCAAAGGTTTGTACGCGCGCAGAGCACGTCTTAGCCGAGCAGATGGAGAAAGATACTCAGCCTTTTGTGCCGATGCTCACAGGCTCGTTAACGCAGCGTACAAGGGTAGTTGGCAACGACATCATCTACCTCGGCCCTTACGCAAGATTTTTGTACTACGGGAAAGTCATGGTTGACCCAAATACCGGCAGCACATACGCGCCGAAAGGCGGAACGAAGGTCGTGACTGACCGCAATTTGGTATTCAACCACACGGCGCATCCACAGGCACAAGACCATTGGTGTGAAGCATCAAAAGCGCAGAACCTCGATAAGTGGTTGCGTGTAGCAGAAAAGGCGGTGAAGAAGTACGAAACAGGTTAAAAAGACGGTCTCGGCAGCGGAAGAGGATCAAGTCTCCCGAAAGTTGCTTGCGTGGTTAAACACATTCCCTGACAAGCCGGTTGATTTGATTCGGTTCGAATTTCTTCCCGCCGATACTGCGGCGATGGCGCTGTCTACGATTCAGGCGGCGTATATCGTCAGGAAATACATTCTCGGCGGGTATCAGGCAGAATACCAATTCAAGGTTATCTACCGCATGAAGCCGGGGAACAGCAACGACAAACGGCTCAAAGCTGACGAGCTGCTTAACGCCTTGGGCGATTGGGCAGCAAACGAAACGCCGCCTGACATTGGAGATGGACGGCGCGTCATTCGCATTGAGCCGACAACGCGATCCTCTCTTTTTGCCATGTATGAAAACGGAGATGAGGATCATCAAATCCTTATGAAAATGAACTACGAGGTGATTAAAAATGGCTGATATGACCTTTAACACCACGGCGGGGCAGACCGTAGACCGAGAACTTCTGATTGCGTGTCTCAACACGGGCGAAACTGGAACCCCCACGTGGTCGCCCTTCGGTACGCGCGTCACAGATTCCAGCATGGAATATGACTGGCAGGAGGATTCCTCGAAGGATATTCTTGGCACGACGCGCACGACCATGAAGAAACCCATCATCACGCAGACCTTTGACCCGTCCGATCTGGACGCTGGGGATCCTGCCATCGTCAAGATTTGGAATCTCGCGGTCAAGGAGCAGAACGCGGCGGCGCTGGCGAATCAGGACGTGCTGATTGTCCACGCCTATGCAGGCACGGCAAAGACCGCAGTATTTGCGGAGCGCTATTCGTCCTGCATGGTTAAGCCCTCTTCCCTCGGCGGCGAGGGTGGCGGCTTTATCGGTATGCCTATCGACGTGACGCTTGGCGGCACGCGCACGGTCGGCACTGCCGCTATCTCTGGCAGCACGATCACGTTTACCGAGGGCGAATAAGAAATAGAGGGCTGGCGTTTGTCAGCCCTCATTTTGGAGGAAGGTATGGAACTCACTTTTGATTCTGGCGTAAAAGAATACACAATTCGCGGCGTAAACGGCGTTGTTACCGTTTACTTTAATCCTGCGGACGTGAACTTTGCAAAGAAAGCATATAAAACCTTTGATGACCTGCGCAAGAAGCAGGAGACCCGTGCAAAGACGCTCGAAAAGGATATCCCCGATGATGAGCTTTTTGACATGGTTGATTCTCTCGACAAGGAAATGCGTAGCATCATCAATGATTTGTTCGGACAGGACATTGCCGATACGCTTTTTGGCAGCGTCAACGCATATTCCGCGGCCAATGGTGCGCCGGTTTGGCAGAACTTTATGACCGCCATCATCGAGCAGTTTGATGAGGCAGTAAAGCGCGAACAGGCGCTTGCCGATGAGAAAATCCGCAAGTATACGCAGAAATACCGCAAATGATGTACGATCTTCCAACCTCGCTGAGCGTTTGCGGCGTTGACTATGAAATTCGCTCGGACTATCGCGCGGCGCTTGACGTGCTGGCGGCATTTGCTGCGACTGATCTGACAAACGAGCAAAAAGTGATTGCGGCGCTGGATATCTTTTATCCAGACTTCTTAAAAATGCCGGATGAGCACATTCCAGAAGCCGTGAAACAGATGACATGGTTTCTCGACTGCGGCGATGAAGGCGATAATCAAAAGCGACCTAAATTGATGGATTGGGAGCAAGACTTCCAATACATCGTGGCTCCCATCAACCACGTTGTGGGACATGAAGTGCGCGCAATGCCTTATTTCCATTGGTGGTCATTCGTCTCGGCGTACTACGAAATCGGGGATTGCTTGTTTGCAAACATCGTTCGAATTCGCAACCTGAAAGCAAAAGGAAAAACGCTCGACAAGTCGGATCGAGAATTTTACCGAGAAAACAGGCGGCTTGTCGATCTAAATAAGCCGATGACGGAAGAAGAAAACGACACGATCAATGCGTGGTTGGGCAAAAAAACGCCCGACGCAAAATAGCATCGGGCGAAGATGGTTACTTGTTTGCAATGAATTCAATTTCGTTTCCAGACCAAAAGTCGGGAGTAAAGCGGATTTCAATTTCTTCCCAGTTTTTGGGGACTTCGTATCCGACAACACCGGTCATTTTCTTACCGGCAGCAACGGCTCCATCTAACTGGGGTTTATCGGTTGCGATGGTGGCCGAAATGCTCAGATTTGTCGAGTAGTCATCAACATAGGCGTTGAACGATGCGATAGAGCTAACGGCAATATCTTTATCCGACTGGTTATCAATGGAGAATTCACAAAGCAAAAACACATTACCGTCATCAGGGGTGTTGAACTGCGATCCATTGCTTTCGGCGCAAGAATCAAACTTTACACTGATTCCGTTTAGCTCGGCGGTTTCTCCAACACTAAACGTTTGTTTCTCCGCGCCAGGATCATCGCCCATGTCGTTTAATGCGGCGGCAATCATGCAAATGCCGAAAATAGCAATGATAATCCCCAGCACTGGGTGGCGCTTTTTCTGCTTGGCTCCACACTGCGGGCAAGTGGTAGCGGATTTTGCGATAGATGCCCCGCATACCTTGCAAGTAGTCATCTTATCCATTTTTCATTCCTCCTTGCCATTATTTATGGCTGCTTGGATGATATCACGCAAAAAACCAAAAAGCAAGAAGGTGATATTATGGCTGACGGCGAAGTCGTATTTGAAGCGACTATTAGCGACAAAAAACTCCATCAGGAGTTGAACAAAGTAAAAAGCAATATCGAATCCTTACAAAAGGAGTTTAAAAGGCTCGGCGACCAGAAAACGCCGATGGAAGACCGGCTGCGCAACATCGGAGCAGAGCTGGATGCGGCGAAACAGGAGCTTGCCGATATGCGCACAGCGCCAAAAGGCACGTATGAGAAAATCGACGTGTCCGAGCAGGCCGAGCGCGTGCGAATGCTGCAAAGCGAATTTAACAAAACTGCAAATAGCATTGATAAGCTCAACGAAAAGCTCAACAAAACCGGCGATAAGATTTCCGACGCGAAAACGCAGGCAGTCGAGCTAACACAGCAGATCGAGGGCAGAGCCAAAGGCGCAGGGCTGCGCAATGCAACCGAAGCGGCGGCAGATTCCATGAAAGTATTTGGACAGCGCGTAAAATCTGTTGTCCGCAGCGCACTTGTTTTTACAGTTATTACCCAAGCTTTAACAAAAGTGCGCGACTGGGTAAAGAACGTCGTAATGGTAAACTCCGAGGCAAGAGAATCCATTGCGCAGCTTAAAGGAGTGCTTTTGACGCTGGCACAGCCTCTTGTAAGCGTAATTGTCCCCGCCTTTACACTGCTTGTAAAAGTTATTACGGCAGTAGTCTCGCAAATCACGCGTCTTGTGGCGCTTATCTCTGGCAAGAGCGTCAAGGCAACTGCTAACTCGGCAAAGGCGCTAAACAAAGAGACCAGCGCATTAAAGGGAACGGGCAGTGCCGCGAAGAAAGCGGCAAGTCAGCTTGCGGCGTTTGATGAGATCAACCAGATTTCCACCGATACCGCAAACGATGCGGGCGGTGGCGCATCCGCTGACGCAATCACTCCGGACTTTAGCTACATGGACGACATCAGCGACCGCTTAAAAAAAATCGCCGATGCAGTCATGCTCATTGCGGCAGGATTAGCGCTGTGGAAAATCAGCAGCAGCTTGCCGGGTGTGCTTGGCACTATTCTGCAAAAGCTCGGCGGCATCCTTATCGCGGTTGGAGGATTGATTCTTCTGTGGGACGGCTTATCCGACGCATGGAATAACGGCGTTAACTGGGGGAATCTGCTTGAAATGCTTGCAGGCACAGCGGCGCTTGCCGGGGGGCTTGCAATCGCATTCGGCAAAGTTGGGGCTGGCATCGGCCTTGTAGTGGCTGGCGCAGCAATGATTATCACAGCGTTTAAGGACATTTGTGATAACGGTGCAAATCTCAAAAACACGCTGTTACTGATTGCTGGCATTGTGGCAACGGGGTTGGGATTCTTCTTTCTGACCGGTAGTGTCATCCCACTTGTGATTGCGGGAATTGCTACGGTAGTTACCGCTGTGCTTGCTCTGACTGGCAATTTGACCGAGTTTGCGAGAAACCTTAAAGATAACATCCTTGGCGGCATTATCCAGTTTATCAAGGGCGTGTTCACTGGTGACTGGAATTCTGCATGGAATGGTGTCAAAAAGGTGTTTAAAGGCATTTGGAACAGCATCGTCATTATTGCTGAAAGCGCGGTGAACGCCATTATCAAGGGATTGAATTGGCTTATCAGCAAGATCAACACGATTAAGTTTACCGTCCCGAGCTGGGTTCCGGGTCTTGGCGGTAAAAGCATCGGGGGGCATCTTTCCTCGCTTTCCGAAGTACATCTTCCGCGTCTGGCAACCGGCGCAGTCATTCCGCCCAACAAAGAATTTCTCGCCGTGCTGGGCGACCAGAAGAGCGGGACGAACATCGAAACGCCGCTTGCAACGATGGTCGAAGCATTTAAGCAGGCTATGGCGGAATCTGGCGGCGGTACAACTACGGTCGTTATCCAGCTTGACGGTAAGGAAATCGCACGCAGCACCGTGAAGAACATTAACAACATGACACGCGCGGCGGGTAAGCCCGTGCTGTTGTACTAAGGAGGAGTAACATGGAAGTCCTTATTATCAACGGCACGGACTACTCCGATTTTATCGCCACAAAGGGTTATGGGTGGAGCCGCAACGACCTCGACAGCGATAAGACCACCCGCACAAAAGATGGGAAAATGCGCCGTGACAAGATTACCAGCAAGCGAAAGCTGAACTATACAACGCGCTCTATGCCTCGCGATAAGCTGGCAAAGCTCGATGATGACCTTAATGAGACAACGGTCACGGCCAAGTATCTCGATCTGCATGGCGTCAGAACCAGCACGTTTTATTGCTCGTCGATGGAATGCACGCTCGAAGAAGCAGCAGACGACAATGAGGTGTGGGGCGGCGCGACGTTTAACTTGATCGAGGTGTGATATGGGGCAGACGACAAGTGCGCTGTGGCGCGAGCTGCTTCACAAGCCCGGGACGGAACGCGAATACAAATTTATCATCAATGGTGTGGAATACGGGAAAGACGCGGAGGTTTCCCACTCTGTTGAATCTCAGCTGTTTGAAGAATTTGGCATCGGCAATGCCTGTTGCGCGACGCTGAAACTCGCAGTCGTCGCGGACAATATCCCGCGCGCCGCGACGATCAATCGCTATCTCAGGCTTGTTAATGGCAGTCAGGCGACAGACTGGATCCCAAAGGGCGTGTTTTTTACCAACCGCCGTTCCTGCGATGGGAATTATTGGGAACTCGAAGCATACGACGCTATGAGAAAGGCTGACGTTGTGTGGGAGCCAGAACAGTCGCTTAACTTCCCGATGACTATGCCTGACGCTGTAAATATCTTTTGCCAGTTGATGGGCGTGGAGCTGGATAGCCGCACAGTGCTCAATAGCTCATATACCATCGACTATCCCGCAAATGATTACACCATCCGCAATGAGCTATGTTTTATCGCAGCGGCGCACGGCGGGAACTGGATTATTACCGATGCAGGGAAACTGTTGCTTATTCCGTTGTTGTCCATGCCTACCGAGACGAACTATCTCATTACAGAAGCGGGCAACGCTATCACATTTGGAGGGGTGAGGATTCTTGTCTGATAAATATTACGTCGGTGGCGACATTACGAGTTTTTCCGACAACGGCAAGTATAAGCCTATTTCCCGTGTGACGTTGCTTGTGGATGATGAAAACAGCCTGACGGCGGGCGATGATACCGGCATGGAAGTTATTGCAAGTTGCCCTCACGCCACGCAGCCAATGGTAAGCGCGTTACTGCAAACCATGAAAGGCTACCAGTATCAGGCGTACGAAGCAGGCGCGGCAAACATCGATCCGGCGGCAGAGCTGGGCGACGGCGTGACGGTTGGGGGCATTTATTCGCCGCTTTCTAAACTCTCTGATGATGGGCGCGGATACGCGGGTATTTCTTCCCCCGGGGAAGCAGAGATGGAAGACGAATACCCAGCTGAGGGGTACATCACACAAGAGTTCAATCGCAAGATTGCCGAAACACGCTCGACTATCACCAAGACCAGCGAGGAGATCATGCTCAAGGTCAAGGGCGTTGATGGGCGCGTGACGTCGCTGTCGACGTCCATTGACGGCATTGAGGCCAATATTTCGAGCCTCAACGGCAGCATTACCAACATCAAGGCCGATATCAACGGCTTGCGCACGACTGTCTCGGGCAAGATCGACGGCAGCATAGCACAGAGCATGATCGACCAGAGCATTGACAAGATCACGCTGAGCGTATCGAGCAGCAGCAGCGGTACGACGTTCAAAATTCTCAGTAATGGTGTTGTCGTTGATTCGACCGGTTCGATCGACTTGCACGTTGACGCCGTCAACATTGACGGCACGCTGACGGCAAGCGAGATCGAGGGCGACACGATCACGGTGCGCAACGACAACGGACGGCGCTGCGGTTACATCTATCCCGAGTACGCCAGCACGGCGGACTACAAAATGACGCTCGAGAGCAAGGCTATGGAGTTGAACGCGACGAGCGGAAACCTGTATCTGTCGGGGAATAACGGAAGATCAGCGCTCAATTTCGACTACGACTTCATCGATTGCCGCGGCGATTTCGCCCCGAATGCAGATAACCGGTACAATCTTGGCGCACCAAATTTTGTTTGGAGCACGATCTATTGCAGCACGAACGAGTTGAACGGGTCCGACCGGAACATCAAGAACAGCATTGAGGCGCTGCCGGTGAAGTACGTGCGCATGTTTGAGCTCGTCGAGCCGAAGCGCTACAAGCTGAACAGCGGCACGAGCGGACGCTATCACACAGGCTTCATCGCGCAGGAGGTAGAGGACGCCATGCGCGCGTGCGGCATTGATTCGCAGGAATTCGCGGGCTGGGCGGCGGCCAAGCTTGATGACGGCAGCGAGACCTATTTTCTGCGGTACAGTGAGTTTATCCCAATTCTGTGGGCCAAGGTGCGCGAGCAGGAAGCGCGGATTAGAAGATTGGAGGCATCGGCATGAAAGAAGCAATGGAACTTTTGAGCAACGCGTTTGACACGCTGAATAACACGTTGGTTTTGGGCTCGGAGGCGGGCAAGATCAGCGTCGTCAAGGCGCAGATTCAAAAGGCTTATGAGATTTTACATCGCGAGGCGGAAGAGCAGGAGAAAGACAAGCGCGAGCTTGTCGCGCTGAAATATCAGCTTGAGGATGCAAAAAAGAAAGCAAAAAAAGTAAAGGACGGCGAAGCCGAAACCGCGAAAGCGCCCGAAGAAAGCGAGGCAACCGATGGCTGATAAAGCAATTTCCGACCTCACGCAAGCGTTACAGATCACTAACGAAGACCAGTTTGTGCTTGAGCAGGGCGGCGAGGCGAAGATGCTGAAAGGCGAAACGCTGCTGAAGTTTGTCACGCTGAGCGTTGTATCGGTCACGGTGACAACGCTGCCCGCAGGAAGCTCAGCAACGGCGACTTACGACAAGTCGACTGGTACGTTGGCTCTCGGTATCCCGCAGGGCAGCAAAGGTGACACCGGCGCAACAGGCGCGACTGGCCCCGCAAACGTGCTGACCATCGGCTCGGTCACGTCCGGCAAGGTGGCGAGCGCGACCATTACCGGAGAAGCCCCGAATCAGGTGCTCAACCTTGTGCTGGAAAAGGGTGAACAGGGTGAACAGGGTAAGCAGGGTATTCAGGGTGAACAGGGTAAGCAGGGTATTCAGGGTGAAATTGGCCCACAGGGCAATCCCGGCACGGATGCTCCCACGATTACCAACATCACCATTCGGCAGAGCGACTATCACCTTATTGTGACGCTGTCGGACGGCACGAGCTACGATGCGGGCTATTGCCGTGGCGCTGCCGGTGCTGGCTCGGGTGATATGCTGGCGGCTGTGTATGACCCTAACAACAAGCATCAGGACATCTTTGCATACGTTGACAATGCTATCAAGGATGTCAAGGTGACTACTGACGCAACGCCTACGCAGGGCAGCGCGAATCCTGTGCAGTCTGGCGGCGTGTACTCGGCGCTCGTCAATAAGCTGGACAAGACCGGCGACGGCAGCAACGTCACGGCGGCATTTACGGCAGCAAGTACTCGCGCAAATGTTGCGACGGGCGAAAAACTCTCCGTGCTGTTTGGCAAAATCGCAAAATGGTTCGCCGACCTCGGCAGTCTGGCGTTTAAGTCCACGGTGGCCAAATCCGACCTTGCAAGAGATGTGCAGACGAGTTTGGGCAAAGCGGACAGTGCTTTGCAGAGCTACAAGGAAACCGACCCGACCGTGCCTGAGTGGGCAAAGGCGGCGACTAAACCGAGTTATACGGCCTCTGAGGTAGGCGCGCTTCCAGACACGACGGTCATCCCGTCCGTCCCCTCCACCACCTCTCTCCTCAAGGGCAATGGCTCGGGCGGGCTGGTGGCGGCGACGCGCGGCAGCGACTATATCGCGAGCGGCAACATCGTTAAGCAAACGCTCGTGGCATCGAAATCCACGCCCACCGAGAACTACGCGATCAACTGGGTGTACGGCTAAGGAGGTGCTGAGATGGCAAATGCACAACTTGGCAGTAAGGCTGTCGGCAGCATCGTCAAGCTGAAAGTCAACGGTACGGCAAAAGAGTTCATTGTCGTGCATCAGGGCAAGCCCGGATCGATGTACGATGACTCCTGCAACGGCACTTGGCTGTTGATGAAGGACATCTACGAGAATCGTGTCTGGCAGAGCGGAGACATCAACAAGTACGAAAGCAGCGACATCCACGCCTACCTGAACAGCACGTTTCTTAACCTATTCGACAGCAATATCAAGGACGCCATTAAGCAGGTGAAGATTCCCTATCGCAAGAACGGCGGTTCGGACGGCACCGACCAGAGCGGCGCGAACGGGCTGCCCTGCAAGGTGTTCCTGCTATCCGGTCCTGAAGCCGGCTTGGCTGGCGCAAGCTATATACCGAATGATGGCACTAAGCTGGATTACTTCAACGCGAACACCGGAGTAGACTCCAAGCGCATTGCATATCTGAGTGGTACGGCCACTGCTTGGTGGCTCCGCTCCCCGAGCACCTACAGCGCCAACTACGTGTTGGTCGTCAACTCCGACGGCGGCTACAACGACGACTACGCATCCAACTCGAGCGGCATTCGCCCCGCTTTGATGCTCCCGCAGGACATGGAAGTCGACAGCTCGGGCAATGTCACGCCGCCCCCACCGCCCGCTACACACAAAACTCTCGTCAACGGCACTGCCTACGACGTGAAGGGCGGCAAGTGCCTCGTCAACGGTACGAGCTACAGCGTCAAGAAGGGCAGGACGCTTATCGACGGGACGGGGTATGACATTACGTTTAAGCCGAGCTACGACCCGGTATTTGCCAACAACACGTGGGAGCAGATCATCGAGGCATGTCACAACAATGAAGTGCCCGACGCATGGAAGGTGGCAGACCAGAAACCCATGACCATTGGCGGCTCGGACTATCTGATCGACATCATCGGCAAGAACCACGACGACTATTCAGACGGATCGGGCAAAGCTCCGCTGACGTTCCAACTGCATGATTGCTATAAGATAGCAACGGCAATGCACTCCACTGCTTCAAATGCCATGGGTTGGACACAATGCTCTATGCGAGTAGAGCGCTTGCCCATTATGTTGAAGCAGATGCCTGCGGACGTACAGAGCGGCATCCGTGAGGTGAACAAAATTTCCGCGAGCAGCGGTCGGAGCCACGTGCTCGTAACTACGAAAGATAGCCTATTCTTACTGAGCGAGGTTGAAGTTTTTGGTAGTTCCATTAACTCCAACTCAGGTGAAGGCACGCAGTACGACTACTACAAAGCTGGTAACAGCACGGTGAAGAACTTTAACGGCAGTGCATACGACTGGTGGGAGCGTTCTCCATCTGCCGGTAGCACCAGATATTATTGTACTGTCAAAAGCACAGGTAGTTCTATAAACAGTGGTGCAAATGCTATCCGTGGCGTGGCCTTCGGCTTCTGCTTCTAAAGAAAAGAAAGGACTGATTATTTATGGCAATCTACATCAAAGTCAACAACACCGAATACCCCGCAGAGATCAACGGCAACCCCAAAGACCGCTCGTGGGGCGAGCGCGACACCAAGACCATCACACTCACGATGACCTCCGCCGAGGTCGCGGCACTGCTGACTGACAACACGCCGTGGAGCATCGTGCTGCGCGAGACAGTGAACAAGCTTGACAACGACGGCAATCCAACGGGCGAGACCGAGGAGGTCGTCAACGAGTGGGACAACAGCGCGTACAGTCTGAGCGGGGCCATCACTGACCACCGCGACGGCACCGTATCTATCAAGATGGGCAAGCCCACGGAAACCGAGAGCGCCAAAGCGACCGTTACCGCCCTTGCGGGCGCGCCGGTCACATATGCCCGTGCGGTGAAGCTGCGGCCCATCATCGAGCAGGCGGCGGTCAGCCTGAGCGACGGCGAGGCGGCGAGCGTGCCGGAACTCATCGCAGCATGGGCGTATCCTGTTGCTTACGCGGAGGGCGACCGCAGGAGCTACGGCGGCAAGGTGTACAAGTGTCGGCAGGCGCATACCTCGCAGGCCGACTGGACGCCGGACAAGACGCCTGCGCTGTGGGTCGTGGTCGACGTTACACACGCGGGCACGCAGGATGACCCCATCCCTGCCGCGCGCGGCATGGAGTACACCTACGGCCTGTACTACCTCGACAGCGAGGACGGCAAGACGTACAAGTGCGAGCGTACCGGCGAGGCCGCGGGCGGGAAGATCGTCTTGCAGTATCTGCCACACGAATTGGTAGGGAACTATTTCACGGCGGTCTAAGGCCGCAGAAAGGGAGCGGGATATGGATAATGCAAAGCACTACGATGACGCAGAGATTGCGCTGATCGATGCACGCTGCAAGAGCAATACGCATCGAATCAATGAGTTGCAGGAGCACCAAACGGCGCTTGATAGGCTGGCAACGTCTGTCGAGGTGCTGGCGACCAAGCAGGAGACCGTCGAGGGAGACGTCAAAGAGATCAAAGAGGACGTGAAAGCCATCACGGGCAAGGCGGGGAAACGCTGGGACAGTCTGGTCGACAAGGCTCTCGCGGCGCTGGCGGGCGCGTTTATCGCGTGGCTGCTGAGTGGGGCGGTCGGATGAAACGCCTTATCAAAAAGGCATCGAAATTGCGAACGAGGAACATCATTTTGATTATCGTTGGCATTTTCATCGCCGCTTTTGTGGTCTACACGGTCATCTTTTACAGCATCAAGGGGTGGCAGTGGGACAACCTCTTTCCGTACCTGCTGGGTACGGGCGGCATCATCGAAGCCTTTACCGGGCTTCTGACACTGGTAGAAATTATCGTTGGACGGAAACGAAAGGAGAAGAACAATGAAATTTGAACTGAATAACAAGGTGTACGATGTGCTCAAGTGGCTCGTGCTCATCGTACTGCCCGCCTGCTCCGGCCTCTACGCCGCCCTCGCGGGTGTGTGGGGGTGGGGCTACACCGAGCAGGTGACGACCACCATCAGCGCCGTGGCGCTGTTTATCGGCGCGCTCATCGGCGTGTCGACGTCCAGCTACAACAAAAGCAAGGACGAGGACGGCAAGGGTGACGGCGATGTATCACAGTAGGGACATTGCCGACTTGCGGGCGGACGTGCGCGCAAACTGCGTCATCTTCCTCGACCTCTGCAAGGAGGCAGGGCTTCCGGTGCTTGTGACCGAGACGGTGCGAGATGACGAGTATCAGCGCTATCTTGCGCGCATGGGCTACGCGGCAAAGACCGCGACGAGGCCGACGTTCCACGGCGTCAAGGCGGGGCTGGCGTTCGACATATGCAAAAACGTCAAAGGGCATGAGTACGACGATCCGTCGTTCTTTGCCCGCTGCGGGCAGATCGGCAAACAGGTCGGCTTTTCGTGGGGGGGCGACTGGAAGAAATTCCCCGACCGCCCGCATTTCCAGTGGGACAACCACCTCAAACACACAGGAAGCATGATTTTGGCGGGGAAGTATCCGCCGGAAATGGAGGAGTACATGGATCAGGCAACGTTTAACAAGATGATGGACGCTTACCTTGCGCAGCTGCGCACGAAGCCCGTGGCAACTTGGGCAAAGGCGGACTGGGACAAGGCTGCGGCGGCGGGCATCACGGACGGCAGAGCCCCGCAGGGGCTTATCACGCGTCAGGAAGTCATTGCCATGTTGGAGCGGTCGAAAAAATAAAAGGGGGAGCGGACGGCGAAAGCCACGCGAAAGCGCTCTGCAACGTCCCACATGGGACATGGACAGTCAGCACAAGAAGATCAGAGCACAGCTATCCTCTATGGCCCCGAAGCGGGCCGTGGCGTATATCTTATCGTTTGAGCTGCCAGCGGACGAGGCGGCGTGCATCATCGAGTGCGACGTGCGGCAGAAAAGCTGCGTGCAGGTGGCAATGGAGCAAAGCCTATCTGTTGACGCAGTGAAGAAATACCGGCGGCGCGCATACCGCAAAATGGCATCAGAAGTATATGAAAAAAGAAATGGCCCCACCGAACGGTGAGGCCATTTCTCTTGTGTAAAAGCAGGCCGGGAATGACCTGTAAAATTAAAATATCACATTTCACGTAAAAAGGCAAGGGGAACCGTTCGACGGTTTTCGACGCACTTTTCATACACTTTATGGGCGCTTTTGAGCGCCTATTTTTTTGTAATATGGACACAACAAAGGAGGTGCGGCGATGTACGACCGACTTTTAGCTTTGGGCTTTACTGAGCAGATGGCAATGGACATTTTGACACTGTTTCCTGATCCTGATGAGCTGCGCACTTACGTCTATTTCGCGGAGCTTTTCCATGTATAGCTATTTCAACCCGAATCCAAACGGACGCAACGTCAGCGACTGCACCGTGCGCGCGATCTGCAAGGCGACGAGAAAGGACTGGGGCGAGGTTTATTTGGCTCTGTGTATACAGGGGTACTTAGACGGCGATCTCCCCAATGCAAACGCCTGTTGGGGCGCGTATCTGCGGTCGCTTGGCTATCGGCGTTACATCATACCGGACACCTGCCCGGACTGTTACACGGTCGGTAAGTTTGCCGATGAGCACCCGCGCGGGACGTATATTCTCGCCCTCTCTGGCCATGTCGTGTGCGTTCAGGATGGGACAATCTATGACAGCTGGAACAGCGAGAACGAAATCCCGCTTTATTACTGGGTAAAAGAAACGGAGGAATGAACATGGCATATCCCTATTTCAACCCCTATTATCCGCAGCCAATGCCGGACAACCTCATGCAGATGCGGCAGATGCAGCAGCCACAGATGCAGCCCATGCAGCAGCCTATGTCGCAGCCAGTGCAACAGAACCCCATCGCACAGGGCGGCGTGCAGTGGGTAAGCGGCGAGCAGGAGGCGAGAGGCTATCTCATCGCGCCGAACTCCGCTGTGGCGCTGTGGGATTCTACCGCGCCGACTGTGTATCTCAAGCAGGCGGATGCAAGCGGCAAGCCGACGCTCAAGATTTACGACCTTGTAGAGCGCGCAGAAACGCCCCACGCAGCGCCGCAGGAAAAGGGCGTGGAATTTGTCACACGCAAAGAGTTTGACGCGCTGGCGACTCTTGTGGGCGAAATAAAGGGCAAAAAGAAGCGCAAGGTCGAGGAGGACGATGACGATGAATAATCCCTTTTTCGGTGCGCTCGGCGGCGGGAACGGCTTCATGCAGATGATGCAGCAGTTCCAGCAATTCAAGGAAAATTTTCATGGTGACCCCAAAGCGGAGGTTGAAAAGCTCTTGCAGAGCGGTAAGCTCAACCAGCAGCAGTTGAACCAGTTGCAACAGATGGCAAAGCAGTTTCAAAGCCTGATGCAATAAATCAACTACGCAGTTGATTTATTGCACTAAGAATCAACCAAACAGTTGAATGATAAGCAAAGTCTAAGCAAGTTTTAAGGAAGTTTTAGGCAAGGCGTTTGCTTAACGTTTCGCAAAATCAACATCGTGGCCACGATTTGATAAATTTTTTTAAGGAGTGATTTTATGTCTCTTTCCGATGGTACACCCATGATGACGATGCCTGTCGCTCCCGCAAACGGCGGCAATAGCGGCGGCTTCGGCTGGGGAGGTGACGGCGCATGGCTCATTATTCTCTTCCTCATTTTTGCTGTCTTTGGCTGGGGCGGCAACGGCTGGGGCAACAACGCTGGCAATTCTGGCGGCGTGGTCGATGGCTACGTGCTGACCTCTGATTTTGCCAATGTCGAGCGCAAGATCGACAGTGTAAATCAGGGCCTTTGTGACGGATTTTACCAGCAGGCGCAGCTTGTCAACGGCACCAACATGGCGATGGCAAACGGGTTTGCACAGGCCGAGCTTTCCCGCAGCAACCAGCAGGCCGCGCTGATGCAGCAGCTCAACGCCATGCAGATGCAGGCCGCAAATTGCTGCTGCGAGAATCGCGCGGCTATCGCGCAGGTGCGCTACGACATGGCGGCGCAGGCGTGTGACACGCGCAATACCGTGCAGAACGCGACGCGCGACATCATCGACAACGCCAACAGCAACAGCCGCGCGATTTTGGACTTCCTGACGCAGAGCAAACTGTCTGACCTTCAAGCCGAGAACCAGGGCTTGAAGCTGGCGGCAAGCCAGGCGGCGCAGAACAGCTATCTGGTCTCGCAGCTGCGTCCCTCTCCCATTCCGGCCTACACGGTGCAGAATCCCTATTGCTGCAACCAGTTTGCCGGTTGCGGCTGCTGACAACTGCATAGCATAGCTTCTCGGGCACCATATCGGTGACGTTACCGAGATGGTCGGCCCCGTGCCGACACTGGAAACAACGCGGCGGGGCAATAGCCCTGCCGCTGTATTTTAAACGGGTCGATTTCGACCCCTTTAGGAAGGAATGATTTTGTGAAAACGGTTGACGAACTTAAGCAGGAATTTGTCGATCACATTGCAACTCTGGACAAGAGTGAAATGAGCATGTACGATCTTAGCAATTATGCCGATCTTTTGCGTAAAGCGGACGAATTATTTGCGCCCAGCTACGCGGAAATGATCGCAAATGGTGCGTTTGCCCCTTTTGGGGCAAATCAGAGAAAGGAGTGATACCAGTATGGCTGAGTTTAGTAATTCTAGCATTGCTTTGGTCCCTGCTGGGCAGAACGTCCCACTGACCGAAACGGCGGTCAATAGCAAGCCTTGTATCGTGCATCGTCAGGGCGCAGGCGTTGTCACGCTTCGAGGCCTCACCAATCAAAATCGCGCCCTGTTTAGGGTCTCCTATGGCGGCAACATCGCTATTCCAACCGGAGGCACGGTCGAGGCCATCACGGCGGCGCTTGCCATTAACGGAGAACCGCTGGCCAGTGCAACGGCGACCGTCACGCCCGCGGCGGTAGGGAACTACTTTAACATTTATGTTTCCGCACAGGTCTGCGTTCCGAAAGGCTGTTGCCTGACGGTTGCAATGGAAAACACCAGCACTCAGGCCGTCAACTTCGCCAACTCGAACCTGACGGTTGAGAGAATCGCGTGAAAGGAGAATGGACATGAGCAAGAAAGCAATGTATGATCTGCGCAATATGCTGTGCGACGAACTCGACGAGCTGGCACGCAAGGGCGAGCTTGGCGCGGGCGATCTCGAAATTGCGCACAAGCTGACGGACACCATCAAGAACATCGATAAGATTGAGATGATGGAGGACGACGGCTATTCCCGCGATGAAGACTATTCTCGCCGCTATTCCCGCGACGGAGATTGGCAGTCGGGTATGCGCGGCGCTTATGACCGCGATATGTCCAACGCGAGACGCGGTACGCACTACGTCCGTGGACACTACTCCCGCGACGGCAGCATGGAAAATATGAAACGCCAGTTGCAGGAAATGCTGGACAACGCCGACGATGACAGCATCCGCAGAGCCATCCAGCGCTGCATGGACACAATCGAGGGCTAAAGGGGGTGCTCCCCTATGGTCGACGAGAATGAGGTCAAGCGCTGGATAGCTCGCCTTGAAACGGAAGAATCGAGCTGGAAAAACTATGAGCGCCTTGCCGTGCTGTATGCCATCCGTGACCAGCAAAGCGGCAGTAGAGAGAGGGCTTTGCCAATGGCATACTCTGCAGCGCCCGCGCCAGTCAACGTTGAAACATACGGCGACAGCGACTTCCTGCGCGCAGTGGCAGATATTCCGCCGGACAAGGCGTGGGAGATCATGGACGAGCTGATGGACAGCTTGAAAATTGTAAACGAGCGCGTCTATAATAGCGTCATGCGGAAACTAGAAAAGTAAATTGCAGATGGAATTGCAGATGAGTTACAAAAAACCTTGTAATATCAATGCTTTTGCGGATTGGGTTGGGGGTTCGACTCCCGCCGCCTCCACCAATGAAAAAACCTCGCAGCCTCAACGGCTGCGGGGTTTTTCCTGTATTTGCAAGGGCTTTCCGGCTTACCTGTTTACTCATTACTTGCGATATTTGCAAGTAATCTTTCGTTAAAACAGTGTTTTTGCAGATGGATTGCAGATGAAATTACAGATGAAATTCGGTTTCAAAAAAGCCGTCAACGGCATCTGCCACTGCTACGGCTTTATCATCCATGGTGTGCTGATATACGTTTTTTAGCATGTTGTTTGTGGAGTGCCCCATGCGCTCCATTGCGTATTTATCGGGGACATTGAGCCTGAGCATGACCGATGCGTTTACATGGCGGAGGTCGTGGAAGCGGAACGGCTGAACTCCGCAGCGGGCGCACGCGCGTTGCAGATGCTTATACAGGACGTTCCTGGTCGCATGGGCAATATACTCATCTGTGTGCGGTGTTTCGTCAAGCAGCCCCATAATATACGGCGGCACTTTCAGTTTTCTGTTTCCGCTGTACGTTTTAGGCTGCTTGAGCTGCGGACCGTCCTCACTGTCTACCATTGCCTGCTTGATTGTCAGGATATCACCGTCAAGACAATCCCATGTCAGACCTCTGATCTCCGATGTACGGAGGCCGAGCCAGACAGCCAGAAGGAACGGTAGTTCAAAGTCCGTGCCTTTGCAATTCTCATGCAAGATTCTGATCTCGTCCATGGTAGGGATTTTGATTTTAGGTGCTTGCTTCTGAGGGAGGGATATACGGAACACCATATCCGGGCATTCCTCCGACATTGCCGCAGTAAACAGGCCGTAAGCGTTGCGGACGTACTTAGGGGACTTTTCCCGCGCCATCTTATTCACGGCACGCTGCACGCGATCCTGCGTCAACGCGGAGCACTTAACGCTCATCAGCTCCGGGAAAACCACCTTGCGCAGTTTTCTGTACCCGTTGACGGTAGAGGGTGAGAGTATCGCGTCCTTGCTGTCGATGTATCGGTCGATAGCATCACCGACTGTGCGCTCAGACGCACGAGCGGCAGACTTCGCGCCGGACTTCAACGCGGCAGCTTCATTCTCCGCCTGCCTTTTGGTAGGCGCTGTGACGGACACCCGCTTTCCGTCTACCATGACGCTGACATTCCAGTTGCCGGACGGTAGTAGTTTTGCTTTTGGTATCTTCATCAAATCCCCCTCCAATCAATGTACAAGCACCACGCGGACAGAAAGACGATAATGACAAACATTATAGCAATTACAACGTTTCGGATACGGACACCGCGCCGCATGATCTCGATCATGTCCGCTTTTGCATCAACATGGCGTTCCAGCTCATCGTTGCGCGCCTGCAAGGTTTCCTCAGTCGGTGTCAAGTGTTCTGAAATCCCGAACACCTCATCAAGGGAGATGCCAAGCACTTTGCAAATCGCAGCGACTGTGTAAACTGATGGGGACTTAGATGCGCGGGAGAAAAAATTTTTTACTGTTTGCAACGGTAAGCCTGCTTTGTCGGCAATATCTTGATGCGTTAGTCTTAACAAGTCTTTTTGCTCCTGACATCGTTTCTGAATGTTCACTTAACATCATATCCTTTCGGTGCAAATGTTGCACTTTTTTGTAGCAATGAAATTTGTCGGAAGTTGTCAAAGGGTCAAATCTAAGCCTTGAAAGTGCGGTGCTGGGGGATGTACGGTGAAGACAAGCAGCGGCGACCGCTTCCCGCTGGCTGCAAAAAGGCCCCGCCGTTTGTTGCAGAGGGCGGCGGGGCCAATCTAAGCTATACCGCCTTGCAACTTTTCAATTCTTCCGCTCTTCCCATTCTGCGACCTCATCTAATGATTTAGGGATGGTATACCCCGCATCCTCAATCTTTTGTGCCAGCTTTTGATAATTTGCTGTGTTACCGTTTCGCATGCGAGAAAAGCCAGAAAGAGATTTTGGGAAGTCGTCGGGGAATTTAGGCTTGAACCAATAATAAATAATATGATTTAAATTTGGCTCATTGATCGGATTGTAAGACTTTTCAACACGTTCTAACCAAAGCCTATAATTTTCCTTTTCTTCTTCGGTTCGATCATCGCGAAACGGTCGTTTACTATATAAAGATGGACTTATGCACTTGAAAGATGGCTCAGAAACACCGTCAATATAAGCAAATATCCCAAGCCCGCACTGAAAATGAAAATCATCTGGGAACTTTGGAAATTTCCAACTTTTTCCAGATAAGCTATATATCCGTCTCCGGTACTTCGCGCAAATTTCACAGCACGCGCTTGAATCGCCAACCTCTATTAAATCAGTTCCAAGTTTTCTACACGATTCAAGCGTTCTTGCAAATGCGTCTTTTGCATAGTCTTCCGGCGATTCCGTGTGTGCATCTATCCAGTCTTTCCACTCTTTCGCCTTTTTGAATCGACCCAGCTCGATATAATAATTGACGACCCTATAAAAATCTTTTCGTTCCCAGCCAAGCGTAGAATACGTCATTAGCTGGCAGGATTTTTCAAGGCAGGCCATTGATAACTGGTAATCTCCGCCATTCCACAAAAGCCCCGCGTGCATTCTCAGCACATATTCAAGATACCCTGTAGGGCCTAACTCTTTGAAACGCGGTACATCACGGAATTTTGTATAGTCAGGAATGGCGATAGAATAAATTGATTGCTTATCGGTCAAGTCGTATTTTATTCCATCAGACACTATATCAGTTGCCGCGTTGATCTTATCGCGCACGTCGTAATACGATTGATTTGGTTCTGGGAACAACTCCACAACGCGGCCGTGCTCAAAATATAAGGTAATTGGCATATCAAATTCACCTAATTTTATATTTTAAATTATATTGAATCAATTAAAAATTAGTGTTATACTAATCCGCGATAGAACACTTGTTTTATCATATGAGAGCGAACGGAGGGCTGAGAGGATGACGACGGTAGAGGAATTGATTATTACAATTTCGAAATTTACTCCCCAGCAACTTGACCTTTTTCGATCTGCTGCGCAACAGATAGTAGAGCAGCAGCAAGGTCAGGATTTGATTCGCAAATCCGGATGAGCTTTTGAATATCTTCGGGCAATTCAGAAATGAGCGCTTCACCATCGGTGGGGCGCTCTTTTTTTGCGGCTTTATCGGCTACAGAATAAGAAATTGAAATCCCCAAATATTCTTCAATAGTTTTGATATTAGCAGCAGAGGGGAAATAGATGTTATTTCTCCACTGTGAAAATGTTGCACTTGATATTTTTGTTGCGGCATAAAATTCCGCCTTTTTTATATGTCGAGCAACGAGCTCGCGTTCGACGATATCAACAAGCGTAGGACCGTCCAAAATATTAAGCCTCCCTTTGTACAAACCGCCGAAGTCGCACAAAATGCAAAGTTCAACTTGACATATTAAGCTGAGCTTAGTATAATGTAAGCATAGGGTAATAAAAAAGTAAGCCCCCTTGATACTTAGCGGACTGTCGAAATTATTAGTTTGTTGGCACTTCTTATAATATCACGGTTCGCTAAGTTGTCAAGTAAAACTTAGTATTTGGAGGTGAAAAGATGAGTTTTCGAAGCGCTCGTCATAAAGCTGGATTCAGCGTCCAGCAGGTAGCAGACGCGCTGAAAATCTCCGACGTGGCCGTGTATTACTGGGAGACTGGTCAGCAGGCCCCGCGAGCAAGTCGACTTCCGGAGATTGCTGCATTATACGGATGCACGGTGGACGAGCTGTTAAAGCCGGACAAGGAGGGAGCATGAGCAATTTGGTTTATCTTTCCCCGAACACCGAAGAGCCATTCACGACATCCGAAGTCATTGCAGAGTGCGCGGGTGTAAAGCGAGATACGGTGCAGAAGTTAGTTCAGCGCCATGAAAAAGACCTCCACGAGTTTGGTAAGGTCGGATTTGAAATCCGACCTTTGAGCGGAAGCAAAACAGGGCAGACAGTTAAGGTTTACCACCTGAACGAGCAGCAGGCGACGCTTTTACTTACGTTCCTTCGAAATACGCCGGTCGTCATTGAGTTCAAGAAAGAACTCGTTCGCCAGTTCTTCGCCATGCGCAAAGAGCTGATGAATATTAAGGCAATCAAGGCCGAGCGCAAGTCACTGCGTACCAGCATGACGGACGCTATCAAGGCGCTGCCGGACAGCCCGCACAAGCAATTCAAGTATAACCAGTACACCGATCTCGCATACATGGCGGCGCTCGGCAAAACGGCGCGGCAGTTTCGCAAGGAGCGCGGCGCGGAAAAGGCTGCAACGGCGAGCGATTACATGAGTTCGGACGAGCTTGCGGCGGTGTCAAAGATGGAAAACCGCATTTCGGTTCTGCTGGAAGTTGGCATGGATTACCAGCAGGTCAAGAATTGCTTGATGCAGACAAAAGCAATCGGGGCATAAGAAAAGCCCTGTTCAGCGTAGCAGGCCGAACAGGGCACCGGACAAATCTCACCACAAGATATTGTGTCCGTGCTTATTGTAGCACGCGAGAAAGGAAAAGGCAAGATGCTAAAGCCACAACAGTTAACGCGACGGCGAAATGACCTTGAGCGAGCCGTTCGCGGCGCGATGGGACGGTCGTTGATTCGCACCGGCAAGGAGCTGGGCGAGGAAATCGGCTTATCAGAAACGCAAATCTGTAACCGCATGGCGGGGCGTTCCCGCTGGACGTTAGAGGAAATTTGGGAGCTTGACCGAGTTTTGCAATTTACGGACGCGGAAAAGCTCATGCTGATCGGAGGCACGAAATGATTGACACGCTGTTTTTCGGCGGCATTGCCGCTGCGGTGATCGCGCTCAACGGCTGCGATTTCGCCACGAGCCTTGCCGTCATCGGTGCGTGCGCGGGGTGCAAGGTGCTGTATGATCTACTGCCGTATATCGACAGGGGGTGCAGACGATGAGATGGCACGACAAGCGCACGAGAGAGCAGCGCAAAGCCGATGAATCGGCACTGTTCGCGGCGGCGTGCTTGGGCGCAACGATCCTTTTGATCGTGATCTCAATCCTCGCCACCAGCGCGCAGGCGGTCGATGCGGAACCGGAAGAAGCGCCCATCGTAGAGGAGTATGATCCCGCGTGGGACATTCCCGCGACGGAGAGCGCCGTTTGCAATGACGTGTTTCTCGGCGAATTTACGCTGACGGCCTATTGCCCCGGACGCTGCTGCTGCGGCAAGTGGGCGAGCGGCTACACCGCGACCGGCGCGCTGGCCACCGAAGGGCGCACGATCGCGGTCGACCCGAAGGTGATCCCTTACGGAACGCATGTCCTGCTGATCTGGCCGGACGGTACGCAGCACAGCTACATCTCGGAGGACTGCGGTGGCGGTATAAACGGGAACCACATCGACGTGTTTTTCAACGACCATCAGGCGGCGCGCGTGTTCGGCGTGCAGAGCGCAATGGCGTATTTGGAGGGGAATCAATGATCTATCGCTGCACTTGCTGCCACCTCATTTTTGACGAGCCGGACGTTATGCGTCGGCGCGAAAATCTTGACGGTGAGCGCGGCTACGTCCTCGTGACGGAAAAGTTCTGCCCAGACTGCGGCGCAGAGGAAATGTATTTTGAAGAATTGGAGGAGACCGAAGATGGATAACACCCTGATGAAAGTGACTCAACTCCCCGTGATCGAGGAGCATTTGAGGAGCCGGAAGGAGCAGACGGAGCAGCGCGTCGCAGAGGCAATGAGCCTTGTCTGCACCGACGAGACCTTAACCAGCGTGAAGAACATTCGCGCCGAAATGAACCGCGAGTTTGCCGATGCCGAGACCCAGCGCAAGGCCATTAAATCCGCAATCATGGAGAAGTACGACAGCTTCGAATCCGTCTACCGTGAGTGCATCGCCGACCCGTACAAGCGCGCCGACGCAGACCTGAAAGCCAAGATCGACGCGACGGAAAGCGAGATCAAGAGCCGCTGCGAGGAAATGCTGCTGGGCTATTTTCGGGAGCTGTGCGCGGTCAACGAGATCGACTTCCTTTCGTTCGGGCAGACCGGCGTTAAGGTCGATATGGCGAGCGCCAGAGCCAAGACGCCGAAGAAGCTCATGGAGCAGATCAAGCTAAAGGTGGACGGCGTGGCGCAGGACATGAAAACCATCGGCACGATGGGCGAGAACGCGCCAGAGATCATGGTGGAGTACAAAAATAACCTCGACCTCTCGCTTGCGATCTCCGTTGTCAACGAGCGTCACCGCCGCGCCGAGGAGGAGCGCGAGGCCGTGAAACGCCACACGGTTACTCCAGCAGCGCGCGCTGCTGGAGTAACCGTCGCAGCGGCCCCGCAGGTCGCCCCGAAGCGCGTGGAGCAGGCGGCGGTCGAACGCCTCACGGTGTCGTTCCGCGTGACCGATACGCGCGAGCGCCTGCGCCTTTTGAAGCAATTCCTTGTCAGCAATGGCTATCAGTACGAATGATTATTTTAAGGAGGATATTACCATGAACGAAATGCAGACCTACAACAGCACCGAAGTTGTGAGCGCCAAGAGCGTGAACGCCGAAATGATGATCTCCCGTCAGGCGCAGGAGGTACAGGCGGCAATGGTCGTCGCCAAGCGTTTTCCCCGTGACGAGATTGAAGCGAACAACCGCATTCTCAACGCCTGCAAGCGCAAGAGCCTTGCCGAGCGCGCGATCTATGAATACCCGCGCGGCGGCGAAAATGTGACCGGCCCATCGATACGTCTCGCCGAGGTCATGGCGCAGAACTGGGGCAACCTCGACTTCGGCATTACCGAGCTGGAGCAGAAGAACGGCGAGAGCACCGTCATGGCCTACTGCTGGGATTTGGAGACCAACACCCGCCAGACGAAGATTTTCACCGTGCCGCATATCCGCTACACCAAGAAAGGAAGCGTTGCCCTCACCGACCCGCGCGACATCTATGAAATGGTCGCCAATCAGGGCGCGCGCCGTATGCGCGCGTGCATTCTTGGCATTATCCCCGGCAACGTGGTAGACGCCGCTCTTGCGGCGTGTACCAAGACGATGATGGGAAAGAGCGATGAACCCATGATCGACCGCGTACGCAAGATGGGGCAGGCGTTCAAGGACGACTTCGGCGTACCGATGGAGTGCCTTGAAAAGTACATCGGATGCAAGTCCGAAGCGTTCACGACGCAGAGCATCGTGCGCCTGCGTAATGTGTATACCTCACTGAAAGAGGGACGCGCGAGCCGCGAGCAGTATTTTGATCTCCCGACCGTCGAAGTGGACGAGACCACAGGCGAGGTCAAGGACGATCTGACATCTCCCGCTGATGCCCTCGGTACGCCGGACGACGGAAAGACCGGCACCACCAAGCAGGTGAGCATGAATGATCTGTAAGGTCAAGGTCATTTCGACCGGCTCCAAGGGGAACGCCGTACTGCTGAATGATGAAATACTCATTGACTGCGGCGTTCCCTTTCGGGAACTCGAACCATACTGCAAGGGATTGAGGCTCGTCCTGCTGACGCATGTTCACGGCGACCACTTCAACCCCGAGACCATCAAGCGCCTGCACTTCCTGCGCCCTGCGCTGCGCTGGTGCGTCCCTCCGTGGCTCATGGAACCGATGGGACGCATCGGCGTGGACCGCCGCGTGACCGACGAGGGCATGGCAGGCCATGTGCTGTTCTACTCCTGTTCCTTTCTCTACCCCGTCTGTGTGTCCTACAATTCCATTCCTCACGATGTTCCGAATTGTGCGTGGCATATCGAATTTGCAAACGGCGAGCGCGTGTTCTATGCGACGGACTGCGCCTCGCTGGACGGCATTGTGGCGCAGGACTACGACCTTTATCTGATCGAAGCCAATTACGGCGAAGAGGAGATACAGGAGCGCATGAAGCGCAAGCTGGAGGCGGGAGAATTCAGCTATGAGAGCCGCGCGATGGAGAGCCATCTATCCCGCGAGCAGGCGCGCGCATGGCTCGCCCAAAACGCCGCCATCGGCAAGAGCCATGTGCTCTATCTGCACCAACACCAAAGCGAGGAGGAATTGAAATGAGCATGAATCGAATCTGCCTGATGGGACGCATCGGGCGTGACTTGGAGCTGAAAAAGACGAACAGCGGCGTATCCGTTGTGTCGTTCCCTCTTGCCGTTGATCGCAACGGCAAAGAGGGCGGCACGGACTGGATCGACGTTGTCGCATGGCGCGGCACGGCAGAAGTGCTCTGCAACTACGCCGATAAGGGTCGCATGATCGGCGTCGAGGGGCGCTTGCAGATGCGCGACTGGACGGACAAGAACGGCAACAAGCGCAGGAGCTACGAGGTGCAGGCTGACAGCGTGTATTTCGCAGACAACAGGCGCTCGGAGGGCAATGATACCACCGCACCGCAATACGCCGTAGAGAGCGCCGCAGGCGGCTTTGCAGATGTCAGCGAGGACGACGGCGAGCTGCCGTTTTAAGGGAGTAGTCTATGGCAAAGAGCGGGATCGATTACTTTCCGCTTGATGTCACATTGAACGCAAAGTTTGAACTGATAGAAGCAGAATTTGGCTTGACAGGATTTGGTGTAGTCGTTCACTTGCTGCAAGAGATTTACGGCAAGGCGGGTTACTACATTGAATGGACAGAGGAGGTTGCGCTTTTGTTCGCCCGCAAGGTCGGGTTGGGTGGGAGCGTCGTTTCCGAAATAATAGAGGCTTCTATCAGACGAGGGATGTTCGACAAAGAGAAGTATGACAAGTACCACGTATTGACCTCTAAAGGCATACAGGAAAGGTACTTCGAGGCAGTCAGCCGCCGTAAAACTCTCGAAGTCGATTACAACATCCTTCTGGTTGATGTTGCCCAAATTTTGCCCAATGTTTACATTTCTGCGAAAAATGTAAACATTTTTTCAAAAAATGCTGACATCGAACGACAAAGTAAAGTAGAGAAAAGTAGAGTAGAGAAGAGTAAAGAAGAGTACATATTATGCGCTGAGCCGCAAGCGGCTGACGCGCCGCCGGTGATTTCTTTGCCGCTGAATGACGGAACGTTCTATGACGTGTCGGAGAACGACAGGGCCAAATGGTCGCAGCTCTATCCGAACGTTGACGTTCTGCAACAGCTCAGAAACATGGCGGGATGGTGCGACGCGAACCCTACCAAGCGAAAGACACGCGGAGGGATTAAACGTTTCATCACCGCTTGGCTTGCCAGAGAGCAGGACAAGGGCGGCAAAGCGTCGCAGAATAAGCCGTTTGTCGGAGGCGATGTATTCGCCGAGATGTTGGAGGAGGAAAAGAACCGTGGAAAGAGCTGACGTAATTAGCCTTTTGGGGCGATTAAAACAGGCTTATCCGCAGGCCTATGCCAAGATGCCCCGCACAGAAGCCGAAGAGCTGGTTTCCCTCTGGTCGGACATGCTGGGCAGTGAAGACCCTGCCGAGGCGATGGACGCAGTAAATGCGCTGATTGCTGAGGATACGAGGGGATTCCCCCCGAAAGTCGGCCAAGTGCTTGCAAAGATCAGGGGCGCAGCTTACCCGCACGTCTCGGTGGCGTGGATGAAGCCATACATCGAGCGGATAGCCGAACAGGAGGCGTTCATGCCGAGCGTATCGCGTTATGCGCGGGAACACGGGCTGACGTGGGAAGCGGCGGCTGCCGAAATGGCAGACGGTGCGCCGTGAGCGGGTATCGCGGGGGCATTTTCAAGTGCCCGTTTTACTCGCGGGACTACCGCGACTATCTCAACTGCGAGGGTGCGCAAGTCAAGCTACCGAAAGAAGAGCTGGACGAATACACGCGGCGCTACTGCGCCAACGAAGAATGGCGGCGCTGCCCGATCGCTCGGGCGCTGACGCTGCACTACGAAAGGACGGAGAACCGATGAGCGAAAGAAACAGAGACAAGGTAAAACGGCTTGAGCACGAGCTCGGCAGATACCAGAAAAAAGTCGGCGAGCTGATGAAAGCGAATGCGAAGCTGCACGAGGATATAAAAGGGCTGAACCAGCTGCGCATGGCGTTCGACGCTTGGATTATCCAGATCGCGCTTGCCTACGGCGAGGCAGTGAAGGACCCCGACACGGGAGAAGATATCCCACGCATGAAGGCGCTCCACCTCGAAAGGCCGAAGGTGAACCCGTTGCTTGGGCAATACGAGATTCACCAGCGCGTCGATGAGAAGAACATGATGCACATTGCGGTCGGCCTGCGGGACGACCCCTCGGACAGCAAGGAGGAGGCACACGATGGCGCTGACATCAGCTGACCTCGCGAGGCTGGGGCCGCAGGCGCAGAAGCAGGTGCTTGACAAGCTGGCAGGCACGCAAAAGCCGAAGAAAAGCAAGTACGGCAATCGATTTACGCCGCGCGTTATGCCTAACGGGAAAGTGCATGAGTTCAAGAGTGCCAAAGAGGCGAGGCGTTATGACGAGTTGGCCTTGATGGAGAGGCAAGGGCTTATTCGAAATTTGCAGATAGAGCGATCTTTTACACTGCAAGAGACCTACATCTGCTCGGACGGATCACGCGTTAAGCCAGAGAGATATTTTGCGGACTTTGTCTATGAACGGCCTACCGCGCCCGACTGCAACGGGCAAGTCTACTGGCTGCAAGAGGTCGAGGATGTCAAGGGGAAACGGACGCAAATGTATCTCAGAAAGAAAAACGAAATGTTGGCGAAGTATGGCATCACGATCCGCGAGGTGTGAGATGAGTTTTGAACACTGCCACAGCTGCAAGTCGCCAACGCGGCATGTAGGCTGCCACAGCGATTGCCCGTACTATCAGGCGGATATTGCCAAGTATAACGAGGCGAAGGAAGAGGAAGCGCGCCAAACGCAGGAGCGCGGTGCCTATTGGGGCGCGCGGCAGTTTAAGACGCGGCGCTATCAACGAACGAAATGAGGGAGCAAGAAAAGATGGTCACAGAAATGGAATTAGGTCATCGCATCCGCGATTTGCGCAAGAAGAAAGGTCTTTCACAGTTGTCCTTTGCGGCGGATATTGACGCGCCGCAAAGCACCGTCGCTTTATGGGAAACGGGGAGGTGTTACCCGAGGTTAGAATCGCTTGGGAGATTGGAGAAGGCGTTCGACGTCCCCGTAAGCGCGTTACTGCTCGAGAGCGGAATACCGAAGGGCGTTCCGACTGAGCAGGAAATCGGCAAGCGTATTTTGGCATGGCGTAAGCTGCGCGGGATGACCTTGCAGCAGCTTGCCGACAAGGCGGGCGTCGGGCTGACCACGATACATAACCTCGAAACCGGACTGTGGTACGCGAAAATGCCGACGTACCTGTACATTGCCGAAGCGCTGGGCGTGTCGCTTGACGCACTGATCTACGGGGAGGTACACGCATGAGCAAGATTGTGAGACCAAAAACGCCGTTTGAGTTCTGCACTTATCCGGTGCTCAAGGAAGCGTTGGAAAAGATGAACTATAACCAGACAGAGCTGGCGCAATACCTCGGCACGTCGCAGTTTACGATATCGGCGTGGGCGCGCGGCGACCGCGATACAACGGTGCGGCTGCTGCTGGCGCTGGAAGACTTGACGGGGATGACGTTTCGGGAAATGTTCGGAGAATGCGAGGGGAGAAGATGAAGCACCTCGGCGATATTACGAAAATCAATGGCGCGGAGATCGAGGCCGTGGACGTTATCACGGGCGGATCCCCGTGCCAGGATTTGAGCATTGCAGGAAAACGCGCCGGATTGGCCGGCGCAAGGAGTGGATTGTTCATGGAACAGATCCGCATCGTGAAGGAGATGAGAGAACGTGACAGAGCGAACGGACGGACAGGTGACATGGTCAGACCTCGGTTTATGGTCTGGGAAAACGTGCCCGGAGCATTTTCAAGCAACAAAGGGCAAGACTTCGCGGCAGTCCTCGAAGAGATCATCCGCATCGCACAGCCGGAAGCCCCCGATATTGAAGTGTCTGAAAAGGGTTGGAACACCTGGGGGGGGTACCACGATGAAGTGGGAGGACGATGGAGCGTGGCTTGGCGAGTGCATGACGCGCAACACTGGGGAGTCCCCCAACGCCGCCGTCGTATCTCGGTTGTCGCAGATTTTGGAGGCGACACCGCAGGCGAAATACTCTTTGAGCGCAAAAGCGTGTCAGGGCATCCTGCGGAGAGCGGAACGGCGCGGGAAAGACTTGCCGGAAACGCTAAAAGCGGTGCTTCTTATGCAGTCCGAATTAGAGGGGGCTGTGACGGAGGAGGAAAAGGTGCTTTAGTGCAGGAGGACAAAAGCGGCACGCTTGGCACCGGCAACGATCAGACGATTTTCTGCATGGCGACACAGCAAGGCGGGGCCGAACTTCGGACAGACGACAGATTACCCACACTGACCGCAGCGGCGGGCATGAGCGGAAACAATCAGCCGGTTGTATGTGCCGTTGATTGCCGGAACTTCTGCGAGGGAGGCGAAACAAACGGGACGTTACAAGCAAAAGAAAGCAGAGGGCAAAGCCTGAACCTGAATAATACGGTCATGCAAAACATGGTGGTACGCCGCCTCACGCCGATGGAGTGCGAACGGCTGCAAGGTTTCCCTGACCAATGGACTGATATCGGCGAGTGGCGCGACAGCAAGGGCAAGCTGCGCAAGCCAAGCGACAGCCCGCGCTATAAGTCACTGGGCAACTCTATCGCCCTGCCGTTCTGGGACTTTTTGGCAAAGCGCATCAGCGCACAATATCTGCGCCCTGTTACGATGGGTAGCCTGTTTGACGGCATCGGCGGCTTTCCGCTGGTGTTCGAGCGGCACAACGGTAATGGCACGGCACGCTGGGCAAGCGAGATCGAGGAATTCCCCATTGCCGTGACAAAACTGAGATTCGGGGAGGAATGACGCATGTACATCGGAGAACCATTTAGCTGGAAGCCTGCCGCATTTGAGGGCAGTAACGGCATTATGAGCGTAACCACGAAAGAGACGACTGCGCACGGGCGTGTCGTCTACATCAACGAGGCGCACCGCTGCTTTACGGCAGAGGCCGATATCAACGGGAAGAAACTCAGAGAGAGCTTTAAATTTTAACAAAAATCAGGAGGAATTTCATCATGAACAACAATCAGAACTACATCGTTCGCTGTGACCGCGCAGGCGTGTTTTTTGGCAAGATCAAGGAGCGCAACGGCTCCGAGGTTACCATGACCGATGTTCGCAAGCTGTGGAGCTGGGACGGCGCGTGTGCTGTTGAGCAGCTGGCGCAGGATGGCACAAAAGCACCGGACAACTGCCGTTTTACCGTGACGATCCCGGAAATGACCGTGCTGGGGGCAATCCAGATCATCCTGTGCACGGATAAGGCATCTGCGTCGCTCCGAGGGGTGAAGGAGTGGAAGAGATGACACTTGACGAGAAGATCAAAGCCTTTCTGGCTGCGAGCTCCGGCTCCGGCGACGGCGACGGCTCCGGCGACGGCTCCGGCTCCGGCTCCGGCGACGGCTACGGCTCCGGCTACGGCTCCTGCTCCGGCTCCGGCGACGGCGACGGCTCCGGCGACGGCTCCGGCGACGGCTACGGCTACGGCTACGGCTACGGCTACGGCTCCGGCTACGGCTACGGCTACGGCGACGGCTCCGGCATTAAAAGTTTCAACGGAGAGCCGGTTTTTCGAATTGACGGTGTAAACACGCTGATTCGCTCTGTGCGCGGCAACACCGCGCATGGGGCAATCGTGAACGAGGATTTGACGCTCACACCGTGCTACATCGTCAAGCAGGAAAATGTTTTTGCGCACGGCGAAACGCTGCGCGGAGCAATGGAGGCTCTTCGAGACAAGCTTTTCGAGGATATGCCGGAAGATGAGCGCATTGATGCGTTCCTGCGTGAAACAGACCGCGAAAAAACGTATCCGACGCAGTATTTTTACGATTGGCACCACCGTTTGACCGGTTCGTGTGACATGGGGCGAAAGCAGTTTGCCCGCGATCACGGTGTTGACCTCGAGCATGGAATGATGACGCTGACGGAGTTCTTGGAGTTGACAAAAGATGCTTACGGCGGCGATGTGATCCGAAAAGTGATTAGTAAGCTGCAGGAGGTGGAGTGATGGTTTCGGACGAAGCATTGAAAAAGCTGCAAGAGCAGATCGCGGCGTGGCCGATAACGCAGCGGTTCGTGGTGCAGCAGCTCATTCTGGACTATTTGAGGAACCGGGAAGACCTGCGCGCCTATGAGGACACGGGGCTGACGCCGGGAGACATCAAGGAATTGCTTGACATGGCTGTGTCGAAAACAGACAAGGTTTTGCGGCTTAAAGAAGAATTGCACGCCATGAAAAACGAACTATGCCAATACTGCGGGAAGTACAAACACGCACACGAGGGCGCCTGTGACGGGTGCAGATGGAGGGAAATGTGATGGATGCTGTAAAGTTTATCGAGGAGCAAAACAGGATGTGTAATTCGTTTTCACCGGATTGCGAAGGATGCCGCGTGGATGAAGCAAAGCCTGTGGACGAATGCTGCCGGTGGATGTTTGAAAACCCCGAAAGAGCCGTCAAAATCGTCGAGGAATGGGCTGCCGCACATCCACGCAAAACGCGGCAGAGTGTGTTTCTGGAGCAGTGGCCGAATGCGCGCCCTGCGGATGATGGGGTGTTGACTTTTTGCCCAAAAAGGTTTGACTTTCACATTTCATGCTTAGCAGAATGCCATTCGTTGAAAAAGTGCAGTGATTGCCGCCGCGAGTTCTGGATGCAGGAGGTGGAGTAATGGAACGACTGACGAAGCGCGACACCGATGGACAGGCAATGATGGACTGCGAGAAGTGCAAAGCGGATTGGACGGGTAAGCATGGTAAGCCGATGGTTGACTGCACCGCGCTGTACTGCCGCAATCGCCTCAAGGATCGCCTCGCCGCCTACGAGGACAAGGGACTTGAGCCGGAGGAGGTTTTGCCGAAGGACAAGGCAGACGAGAACGCGCTGAAGCT